ACTTCAGGGAGCAAGTTTAAAAAAATCAAAAGCAAGATTAGTAGTTGAAACACAAGACTACTCTTTAATGTTTAATGGTTCTATATCTACATCAGGTAAATGTGAAATTCCTATTAGGAAATTAAAAGGTTTAATTGATGAAGATACTACAGGTAATATACGTTTAGAAGTAATAGCTGAAGACACATTTTTTACTCCTTGGGAAACAGATTTTGAAGTTGAAACAAGTAAAAAAATAACAGTAGAAGTTAAAACTCAAACACCTAAGAAACCAATTATAGAAGCTAAAGTTAAAATTACAGATTCTGAACAAAAACATGTAATCAATTTATTTAAATTACTTGTAAAAGAAGATATTAATATTAAAAATATTCAATATAAAAGAAATAAACTTAATAATATAGTTGCAACATATTTAAAAGAAAATGCTGTAAATAATAATAAAAAAATTATAGAAGGTGTTTTAAAAATATTAGAAAAAAATAAATAAAATGGTTATAAATGGCAGTAAACGATCTATCGAATCAAAATATAAAAGATACTTATCAAAGAGTAATCCAAACAGATGGTACTAACATAGCTAATGGTACTGGTAGTTTACTTCCCATATCTTTTGACGGAAATAATGTAATAATTTCAGGATCTCTTACTGCTCAGACATACGTTGTATCTGAAAGTATAATCGCTGTAACCTCAGGTTCTACAATGTTTGGTAATTCATCTGATGACACACATCAAATGACAGGAAGTTTAAATGTTTCTAATGGAATTACAGGTTCATTGTTTGGAACAGCAACCCAAGCCATTGTTGCAACAACAGCAACAACAGCAACCACAGCAACTACAGCAACCCAAGCTAATACAGTAGATATAAATGAAGAATCATCTGCTAATCAGGCATATAGATTAACATTTGTTGATGATTCAGGTACGGGGTATGAACAACTACATGCAAATAGTAGTTTAACTTATAATCCTTCTTTAAATAGATTAGGTCAAATGAATGCAGGAGGTTTATATTCTGCAACATATATAAGTGGAAGTGGAGATTTAACAATAGGGGGTGACATTATATTAACAGGAACTATAGATGGGGGAACTTTTTAAATATTTATAAAAGATAATAAAAAATTATGGGTACAATAAAATTAAAAAATGGAACAGACGGAGCTCCTTCTTCTTTAGTACAAGGAGAACCAGCTATTAATGTTACAACAGGACTATTTTATTATGGTTCTGGATCTGGTAATGTTGTAAAAACATTAAGCAATTTTACAGATATAACAGGATCAGGAAATATAAGTGCAAGTGGAGATCTTTCAGTAACTGGTGATATAACAGGTTCAGGTAATATGATTGTAGCTGGAGATTTAGATGTTGCAGGAGAAATAGAATGTGATCATATAAACATATCAGATGTAGATGATGGTATTCATTTTGGTAATACTCCAGTTTTATTTATAGATGCTAGTAATAATGTTAATGTAGGAGTAGATGGTAATGGTGCTGTTGATTTAGAATTATATGGACATTCTCATACTCACACTGCAGGAGGAACTATTACTTTAGATGCAGCTTCAACTATAAATTTAGATTCAGCTACAGGGGATATACATTTTAAAGATGCTGGTACTACACAATTATCTTTAGATATGGATGGAACAGCTGGAGCTCAAATACTTCAATTAAAAGTAGACTCTGACGATTTAATATTTAAACAATATGATGGGACAGAAGTATTAAGAGTAGGTGATGATGCTACAATATCAGCAAATAAAAGAAAATTCACAGAAACATCCTCTACAGTAGGAGAACATAATGGAGATGTAGTTTACTTTGGTGGTGAAGCTGAAACACTAGCAGCAGGACAGTTAGTACATTATACTGCATTACATACTTGGGAATTAGCAGATGCAGATGATAATACAAAATCAGATGGTTTACTTGGAATAGCTTTAGGAGCTGATGTATCAGCTAATGGAGTATTATTAAGAGGAACAGTAACTTTAGATCATGATGCAGGACAAATAGGAGATGTTCTATATGTGTCAACAACAGCAGGTGATGCAACTAATACAGCACCTTCAAATAATAATAATATAGTAAGAATTATTGGATATAAAATAAGCCACGCAACACAAGGACAAATATGGTTTAATCCTGATAGTACATTTGTACAAGTAAATGCATAATTATGAGTTACATAGATAAAACATTAACTTTTGAATCTAATAAAATTTATTATACTGATAATAATTTTGGTGGGGATTTTGAAGTAATGATGAATTGGGAAGATTCTTTAATGTCAGCTTCAACAGCTTATATTTGTGAAAATGGAGGAGATATATTAGAAATAGGATTTGGGATGGGTATATCAGCAGGATACATCCAATCACATTCAATTTCTTCCCATACAATTATAGAAAATCACCCTCAAATAATAACTAAAGCTCAAGAGTGGGCTAGTGGAAAATCTAATGTAACTATTATAAGTGGTAGTTGGTATGATGTAAAAAACAACTTATCAACTTATGATGGTATATTTTATGATACTTATGGAGACACTAATATGAATAATTTTAGTTCTTCATTAAGTAATTTAACTAAATCAGGAACAAAAGTAACCTGGTGGAATAATAACACAGATGAATCAAATTATTATAATATACCTAATGTAAATTATCAAGCTATAAATGTTAACCCACCAACAAATAGCTATTTTAATTCATCAGTTTATTATTTACCTAAAAAAGAATTTTAAATGCCAACAATAGCAGCAGGTAAAGTACAATCAGGAACAGGTGTTGCAGTAGCAGATTTTAATATAGCTAGAACTGCTAATGCTGCTAGTGTTGATACTAATCCTTTAGGAAATAAAGCAAATAATGTTCAATATTTTAAAAGTTCAGGTAGAGGAGGAGGAACACTACGTTTTAAAAGGACATTTGCATATTTTGATGTTAGTGGAGTAACAGATACTGTTGCATCAGCTACTATTAGAGTAACAGGCTATTCAGGAGCAGGTACTGCAGATGCAGACACTTTATTTGTTGTAAGTACAGCTTTTGGTGGTGATGGTAGTTCTAATTTAACAACTGCAGAATTTAATGATATAGATTATACTAAATCTCGTACAGCTGTAATTAATGCAGCAGATTATGATACAGATGGGACAAATGATTATACTGTAAATGCAGATGGATTGGCTCAAATAAAAACTGATAATGCATTAATTTTAGCTCTTATTGAAGAAGATGCTGATTTAAATAATACAGAAGGTAGTGATGCAGCTAGAGATATACCTATTAATTTCGGTGTAAATTTTACTTTAAGCTACGTTTTAGCAAGCACAGGTTATGCTCATGATGTTTCAGGTTTAGCAGCAGCAAGTATAGCTGAAGTTAATACAGTAGCAACTGCTAATATAGCTAAAATTAACAATATATAAAATGGCAATTAAAAATAAAATAAGAGATCCTAAAAAAACAGAAATGAGTAGAAGTGATATTGTAGTTAATATCAAAGAAGGCTCTTTATTTTATAAATCTAATTTAGGTTTACATAAAGTTGCTACAATAGAAGATATTTCTACAACTACTACTACAACTACTGTTAGTGTAGGTCTTTCAACTTCAGAAGTTGAAGAAATTGCGGGGGTTCAATTATTTGGACCTACTGCTAATATAGAAGATTTAGATAGTATTGGTGATGTAGTAACACAATGTACACTTAATACTACAAATAAATTTACAGATGTTTCTGGTGAAGGATTCGTTTTTACTTCTCATTCTAATTATGGGACTTTTATAGGAAATGATTATAGTGGTTTATCTGGTTTTTATACTCCTGGAAATCCCAATAGTAATTATGATCCTGTTGAAAATTGTGATTTTAATTTTTTTGGTGAAAAAATAGCTTTAGGTAGAATAGGTTTAACACTTTGTAATAATGGATCAAATTTGTTTAGTGGGGGAACACCCCCTCCTGCTCATTTTTGTACATACAATAATATAGATTTACATTTAAATGCAGGTGGAGATGAATTAGCATTTGATAAAGCAACAATACAATTAGATTCAAATAGTGCTGTAACTACAGTTAAAGGTGATTTACTAATTCAATCTAATACTGAAAATCCTGATGAAGAAATAGGAATAGGTAATATACAAGCAAGTGGAGATATAATAGCAAATAATATTAATGAAAATGAAATATTTTTAATAAATGAATCTTCTGGAACAAAATATAGAATTACTGTTGATGCAGATGGAAATCTTGAAACAGAAGAAGTATAGATAATGGATTACGGACAAAAAAAAGATCAATTAATAATAAGAAAAAGAGGAACAGCAGGATCCTCTAATAAACCTGGAATATTTTTATATAGATCAGGTTCTTTAAGAGATCCTTTAACTGCTATATCTGCTTCTGTTCCTAATATAATAGCAATCACTTGTTCTGCTAATAAAGATAATGTTTTAACTAAACTTACTGATAAAAATTCTTATGCATCAATTACTATTAATAATGGTAGAGGAGGTATAGGAGATGCAATAATAGAAAAAGGATTTATTATAGGAAGATACCCACATAGAGTTAAAGATACTAGGTTAATATTAAGATATGTATCTTCTTCTTATAAAGTAAGTGCAAGTATTGTAACTCAATCTTTACATTATGGTGATATGTTTTACCATAGTTCTCAATCTCAAAATGATTTTTATATAGATGTTCCTATTAAAGATAATGAAGATTCATTTGCTGTAGCTTTAAAAACAGTAAATGCTTTAAATAAAGCAGGTAATGGAACTATTTATACTGCTAGTTTAATAGATGATGGAAGTAACATACTTAATATTTCTTCTTCTTTAGGAGAAAATTTAATTGTAGGTTCAACTTTTAAAATAAGAGGAGGAAGTGGTATAGGAGATTTAGAAATTGAAGATAATTTTATTATTGATCATTATTCTCAATCTTTAGGAAAATTTACAATAACTAGTTTAAAAAGTGGATCTGTAGCAGACCCCGATTTTTCAGGTACTAAACCACATACTGGAAAAATGAAAATAGGAAGTTCTTTTAAAATAGGAGATGCAGAACCTTTATTTAAATATAATATAATTCAATCAGGTTCAGGAAAATTAAACCAACCACATTACCCAGGAGACCCCATATTTTCATCACAATCTTTAGCTATAGAAATAGATCCTGATGATAAAGAAAGTAGCATAATAACAGGATCTAAAGATGCTAAAATGTATTTTTCTAGTTCAGGACTTATAGGGGTAAATACTAAAGACCCTAAAAGAGCTTTTGATATTGTAGACACAACAGAAGGAATAGCAGATATGGCTTTAAAAAAGTCTAAAATAAATGATGCAAGAACCTTCTGGCAACAAGGAGATGATATAGCTCAAATAAGATTTATAGGACAAAGTGGTAGTTATATTGATGAACATGTTTCAGGAGCAGCAGCTGCTATAGTAGCAAGAGTTAATCGAAATCAAGCTATTTCACCAGGTGGTGATTTTAGTGGAGATTTAGTTTTCCAAGCAAACAAAGCAGGAGCCTCAACTCCTTATGATATAGTAATAGTAGGACAAGGACATGGAACTACTGCAGGTATGGGAGTAACAATTTCAGGATCTCTTAGAGTCCTTGGTGGTATAACATCTAGTGGAACTCATGATCAAGATTTATATGATGGTGGGTCTTTCTAATTTTTATATATGTATATAAAAACATAAGTTATGGCAATAGATAAAAAAGTTCCTTCACCTAATGAAGTAAAAAATTCTCCCACACAATTTACATCTTCTGAATTAGAAGAAATAAAAAATTTAAAAAATTCTATATCAGATACTACTTTTAAATTTGGTCAAGTTAGTATTAGTAAAATAAAAATACAAGAACAAGAAGATTTTTTAAAAAAAGAACTGTTAAGTTTAGAAAAAAAAGAAATCCAATTAGCCCAAAAATTATCAACTAAATATGGTAAAGGTAGTTTAAATCTAGATACAGGAGAATTTAATCCAGTAAAGTAAGTCTTTAAAAACATTTTTATATTTATTACTGACTAATAAGTTGCGTAAACTAAATTATTTTTATTGGGTTTATAATCCTTTTTCATATTTATATGGGAATAAATCAATAAGACTGATATAACAAAAAAAATATAAATAAAAGATGGCAGAACAAATAATTTCACCAGGTGTATTTACAAGAGAAAATGATCTTACCTTTTTACCTCAAGGTATAGGACAAATTGGGGCAGCAATTGTAGGCCCTACAGATAAAGGACCTGCTTTCGTACCAACCGTAGTAAATAGCTTTTCAGAATTTGAAAGAAGATTTGGAGGATTAAGTCCAGAAACATTCGTTCCACAAACAGTTAGAGAATATTTAAGAAATGCGGGAGCAGTTACAGTATGTAGAGTATTAGCAGGTGGAGGATCCACATATCCCGTAACAGGAACTGTTCAAAGAATGTTTGCAATAGCAGCAAATCAAACAAAATCAACATGTAAGATTGGATGTGACGATGGTGATGAAAATATAACAAGTGATGAAGAAGGAAGTTTCTTTACTATTACAGACGGGAATGGAACAGCAAAAGAATTTTTAATAGTTGATACTAATAATCAGACTTCTAATTCAACAGCAGGAGATATATTATCAACAGGTGATGATACAGGTGCAAGTACATTAGCATCAGCTCGTAATGGTGCAATTGCAGTACCTGCAGATATAACAGGAGGTGATCCAACAAATGCAGCAGATGTATTAACACAATTAGCAAATGCAATTAACCATGCTAATGGGTTTGGAGGTACTGATGGTAAAGGAACTATAACAGCATCAGCTGTTTCGGGTACAGGTCATGGTGAACAAACTATTACTTTAACCTCAAATATTGGAGGTGTAGTACCACCAGCAGTAACAGATTCTAATGCAGATGGAGAATTTAAAGTAAATGGTGCTGGTGATTCTGAAGCTTGGTCAGATGTATCAACAGCAGTAAATGCACGTTACGTATTAATGGGTCTTGTTTTACCATCAAAATCAACAGGTGCTCCTGATTTAGGTACTACAGCAATGCCTATTAGTATTGCTGCAACTGCTAGTTTCGGTTTAGAATTAAATGGAGCTCAAGGAATAACTGCTCATACAGGAGACAAAACAATATCATGTAGTTTAGATGTTACTAGAAAAGATTACATAGAAAAGAAATTAGGAAAAAATCCTTATAATAGTAAAACAGGAGTAGTATCGTTTACAGGTGTACCAGGTTATTTACATGCAAGTTTTAAAAACTTACATACTCAAATGTCTACACCTTTAACAACAACTTCTTTATCTTCATCATTCCAAGTAAATGATTATGCAAATCCAGAACACTTTAGTAGTTTTGGATATACAGGACTAAATGCAGCTTCTGAAGTAACATGTAGTATGCAAACTGCTGAAATTAAATTTACAGGAGGCCCTCTTATGGCTCAAGAAGAAAAATATTCAATGGCTTCAACTCCATTTATTACTTCACAATTTGTAGATGATGATAAAAATGTAAAAGACTTATTTAGATTCCACACAATTGCTCACGGTACTTCTTGTAATACAGATTACAAAATATCTATTACAGGTTTAAAAGAACCAGGAGACATAGATGGTGAAGAGCAATATTCAAAATTTACAGTATCTGTTAGAAAATATAATGATAAAGATGACAGTGCTAAAATTATAGAAGAATATAAAGGTGTAGATTTAGATCCTCATAGTGTGAATTTTATTTCACGAAGAATTGGAGACAGATACCCACAATATAATGATACTTTAGATAAAGTTGAATTATTAGGTAACTATCCAAATGTTTCTAATATAATAAGAGTAGAAGTTGCTGATGGAATATCAGATAAAAACTTCTCACCAAAATATTCACCTAAAGGATTCCAACCACTTTACAATTTAGTTGATACAGCTTCTTTTGATGTTAATATTGGAAATATTGCATTTCCTTCATGTTCATATGAAGCTCAACAAGTAGTAGGTAGTAATTATAGTGTAAGAGGACATTTAGGATGGAAATTTAATGAAAAAGCTACAGATAATGAAAACTGGTTAAAACCTATAGCAGATGGTGCTAAACAAAATGTAGCAGGTAAATTTAATGTAGAAGATTGTTTTGGACACGCAAGTTCAAGTTTATGGTCAGGTTCATTAAGTGCATCAATAGATGAAACAGGAACAAATGGACCAACATCTACTCAACTTAAATTTTCAATACCATTCCAAGGAGGATTTGATGGTATACCAACATATACTCCTAAATTTACAGGAGCAGAAAGCACATTAGATGAAGTAAAATATACTGGTGGTTCAAATTTATATGGGTTTGATTTAAGTGGAACAAATAAAGCAGGATATAAAGGATATAAAAAAGCATTAGATATTTTATCAAATCAAGATGAATATGATATCAATATGTTAGCATTACCAGGTGTACTTAAACAATTACACAGTTCTGTAACAGATAAAGCTACTACTGTAGTTGAAGAAAGAGGTGATTGTTTTTATGTAATGGATTTAGGTAGATCAGATTTATCAGTTAATGATGCTGTTTCACAAGTATCAGGTTTAGACACTAACTATGCTGCAGTTTATTATCCATGGGTTAAAGTATTAGATTCTTCAGTAAATAGACCAATATTAGTACCACCTTCAGTAATAGTTCCAGGAGCAATAGCAGCTTCAGATAATATAGCAGCTGAATGGTTTGCACCAGCTGGTTTAAATAGAGGTATTTTAGGTAATGTACTAGAAGCTAAAATTAGATTAAATCAAGCTGAAAGAGATAAATTATATGATAATAAAATTAACCCAATAGCAACATTCCCTCAAACAGGAGTTTGTATTTGGGGTCAGAAAACATTACAAGAAAGACCAACAGCATTAGACAGAATTAATGTACGAAGATTATTAATTGCTCTTAAAAAGTTTATTGCAAGTTCTTCTAGATATTTAGTATTTGAACAAAATACATTAGATACAAGAGCTAGATTCTTACAAATAGTAAATCCATATTTAGAATCAGTTCAATCTAGACAAGGTTTATATTCATTTAGAGTAGTAATGGATGAATCAAATAATACTCCAGATGTAATTGATAGAAACCAATTAGTAGGTGCTATTTATTTACAACCAACAAGAACTGCTGAATTTATCGTATTAGACTTTAATGTAATGCCAACAGGTGCATCATTTGATGGAGGAGGCGGTAGTGGATATTAAAAAAACAAAAATAATTTATATTTATAACAAAACAATAAAATAAAATAATAAGATGGCAATAAGAGATACTAATGATATGATGTTTACCGCTTTTGAACCTAAACTTCAAAATAGGTTTTTAATGAAAATTGATGGTATTCCATCATATCTAATAAAGAAAATTTCAAGACCAAGTGTTACTTTTGGAGAAGTAGTTCTTGATCATATTAATGTAAAAAGAAAAATTAAAGGAAAAGCAAATTGGGAAAATATTTCTTGTGATTTATATGACCCAGTTACTCCATCAGGAGCACAAGCAGTAATGGAATGGGTACGTTTATCTCATGAATCTGTAACAGGTAGAGATGGTTATTCAGATTTTTATAAAAAAGACATTAATATTTTAACTTTAGGTCCAGTAGGTGATGTAGTTGAAGAATGGATTTTAAAAGGAGCTTATGTTCAAAATGCTAATTTTGGAGATATGGATTGGACTTCAGAAACA